CCTAGAGCCCCTTAAGCTCCGTGCCCCGAGAAGGATTGCCATTGAGCCGCCGAGAAATAGCAGCACTGCGAGCGCCAGTAGGCTTTTCAAGTCCCCGGATGCTCGCGCCTCTTCCTCCTCCCCCAAATTTTGGGGCATGCCCGCCTCCTAATCCAGCACCGCCAGTAATGGCCTTCATGATAGCGCTCGCCATAGGGTTACCGGTACTCTCGGCAGCCCCATTCAGATTGAGAGAGGGGCGCGGCATTCCACTTGCCCCACCAAGACCCGGCGGCAATGTCGGATTGGCACTGATGCCCATTCCCACACGGTTAGCGGTAACAGCTGCGCCCAATCCAGGAGTTGCACTAGCCCTAGACATTCTCTTCACCTACCCCATAACCATTATTGTTCGGCTCAATAACCGGACTCTTGGTTTGTGCCGTTGTCGCCAGGTCCCGGAGGCGTTGCGGAGTTGCTTTTGGGTGACCCCTTGGAGAGTCGTCGCGCAATGGCAGCATTCTTTGGGGCGTTATTGTTGTTCCCAGATCCTGGAGTTTTCGCGCCTCCTGAAGCAAGCTTTCCGGCAACCGTCCCACCGGTGTCTCGCTTTTTGGCGGCGGCTGCTTGGATAGCTGCGAATCCATTGTTATCAGCCATTCTAGATAATCCCCGCATCCTGCTTAAGCTTGGCAGCATAGACAAGGTCATTCAGGGTGTAAACATTCAGAACTGCCTGAGTATAGCCCTGGCCAAGGAGATATGTCTCCAGTGAGGTCCGGTCATTGTAGGTAGCCGGGGTGGAAAGCTTGGTTGCATTCGCGACATGTCCAGCTGCTGTCGCACGAGTCCGAACAGGTCCGAGGAAAGGATTCATTTCCTCGACTTGCCCTTGCTTTGCGGTCATTCTAAGCCGCCTCCATTTGCGTCAAAGGATTTTGCGTCAATCCGGCTCCCTGAATGGCACCACCCGGAGGCGCGCTTTGCTGTCCTCCGGGGGCTTCCATTCCTGGAGGGGCCGGGGCTGGCATCTGCTGTGCTTGCAATGCCCTTTGGTGCATTGAAACATGCTCCTCAAAGAGCTGCTTAACCTCAGGGTCGAGGTTTTCGAATTGCTGGCTCTTTCGGAACTTATTGTGAGCGTCAATGTGAACCGCATGGTTATCCCAGGTGTTAACCGGCACAATGGGCGGCGGATTGCCACCCGGGGGCAATGGCTGCTGTGTGTTCGGGTCGTAAAGCCCGACCGGCTGCATTGTATTCGGGTCACGCGCAACGAATGTCTGGAGATAGTTGCTCAGATTGTCCTGAGTGACTGCCGCCATCTTGAGGTTTTCTCGGCGAGCCTGCGCAATGTCAATCTGGATCTCTTCGTAAAGCCTCTGGACCCCGCCCATTTCCATGAGCTCCAATCCCTTTTGGGGATCAACAAAGCCCAGTTTCATAAGGTCCATGATAAGTGACTGTTTTGCAGCCTTACTCATCGGCAATGCAGAGCCAGCTTCGACAATGAGGTCGCTATTCCCGCGAAGGTCGCTCCCCAGCAATGTCTGAACGTCAAAGGTGCCATCTGCGCCGACTATCTTAACCGTGCGCGCCGTGTCCCAATACTGGTTCACGTAGGAAAGCACCTTGAACCCGACGTCCTCGATAGCCTCTTCGAGATTGTCGAATGCTGTTGCACGCATAGAGTCGTCCTGCTCTTGCAGGTACGAGATAGCCGTGGCCGATGTCACTCCCGGGGGAACCTGCCCCTTGGAAATGTCATGCTGTCCAGAGATATCTTGGAAGTCTTCCTTAATGACATTCAGTTCGTTGATGACATAGGTCGGGAGCGGGGTTAACGGGATAGGCTGCGGGGGTGTGAACCCTGGCGTATAGAGAATGACCTGACCCGGCTCCGTAGTTATCATCGCTGGTTCAATACTACCGCGAGGCGCAATGATCTGAGGCTTTGCCATCCTATTCTTAGCCTCAATAATCTGACCACGCGTGCGGTTGTATTCCCGCTGCAAGGGAATGAGGTCAGTGACCATTCCCTCGCCGTAATGGCGACCAGTCGAGATGTAATCTACCTTGGTAAAGGGAAAGCGGTTGTGCTGATAGGGCCAGCCTTCCCATGCCTGGATTATCTGGCCACCCACGACGGTAAGCATTCCTCCCTTGGGAAGAAGCTTGCTCGTTCCTGGCTTAACCCATACGTCAAGGCAGAGGACATTAGCACGTTTGGCGTCAACGGACCCGATGAGGTTAAGAAACGAGTCGGAAATGATATCGGCAGCCGCTGCGGTATCGGGCACGATATTAATGTCGCCAATAAGTGGCCCATACTTAAGCTTTGCCGCTTCGAGGTCCATTGCGGAGACGTGAATGACATAGGGCTGCGCCTCCAATTCCTCAGCCATGAGGTCGGGAACAAGCAAGTGGAATGGCGTCAAAACGTCAAAGCACATGTCGCCTTGCTGGTCGCTATCCCGGTCAACCTCATTCATGTCCCAGTAGCACTGAATATAGGACGTCCCGGTAATGACGCTCCAGAATGCCGCGCGCCGAATGACAGTCCGCAGCTTCTTCCGACGATAGATGCTTTCCCAGACCTGCTCCCCCGCTTGCGCGGCGAAAAGATCGCGATCATCAGACGATGCAGGGATAATGGACACCGAAGGCTTTGTGGAAGTCAGTACTGCAACCTCTTTCCGCACTGCGGGCCGGATCATGTTCGTTACTGGCCGGGCACGATAATACGGTGCCGGAGGGACATATAACCGCGTTCCCGCTCCGCCCGCACCAGCAGTAGAACCAACAGGAAGGTACATTGCATTTTGCTGGCCAAAAAAGAATGCAAGGGCGAGGTACCATTTCCGTTCCTCCTTTGCGCGGGCAGAGCGGCACTTAGTGTACTGCTGCATTACCCAGCTCAGGTACTTCACATGCATATCGCCGTCGCGGCGCAGCTTTCCAAGCAAGTCATTCGTGTTATTGATGTGGCTGTCATTCGCTTTCGGCGGAGGAGTCGGGTTCATTGCGCCCGGCTTGCTGATCTCCAACGGCATAATGCTCATTCGCTATCCTCCCTTCCGTCATTCTGCCCTCCCCCGATAAGGTCGCTAATCATCTGATTAACTTCGGGATCGGTCTCTTCGTCAAAAATGGTCTCACCGTATCCCGGGTGACCGAAAGCCTGCATTCGCAATGCTTCCGAAACGTCATCGCGAGGAATGTACTCAGACGAGCTCGTCAAGAATGGAGCCGCCGGAACGACGCTTTGCACTGGCTGGCTTTCCAGGTTCTGCTGTGTCACTTGCTGCATTCCCACGAACATCGGAAAGTCCTTTGCCGTCATCAGGTTCAGCATTGTCTGAACTCTCCGGCTTTCCACTTTCCACAACGTTTCCAGGAATGTCCTGTGCTTGCTTTGCTCCTTCGCCGTTACCAGCAATGTCAGGACGCACAGGCTTAAAACAGCGATGATCAGAAAGCAAAGAGACAGCTGTACGGAGGGCGTCATTCTCGACCTTCAATCCCATATTTTCTATTTCAGCTTCAACGCCAGCGTCCGCAACATGGGTGTATTGCTGCGGAGAGAGAAAGCCCAGGGTCTGAGCAATCTCGATAAAACAAACCGAACAGATATAAACGACCCCATACCAGTCAAGGTCTAAGCCAGTGTCAATGAACTGGCGCCTTCCATCTTCATTATGCCCAATCCCGCAGAATGAGCATTTACTTGGAAGGCTGTACGGCTGATCCAGAATCCTGAACCGGCTGCTCGTCGGCACTCGTATTGTCAGTGCTTCCATCCGGGGTGTCGTCATCTTCCTTCTCCAAGGTAATGGCCGGGTCTTCCTCGCCGAAGAAGTCCGCAAGGACTATCTCGGCCGTACGTGCAACGGCATTCCGCTGGCCCACTCCTGCGGCGCTAGCCAGCTTCCTTTCCACGATGGCTTTGAACTCGTCCATTACCGCCATCTTGTCGATAGCACCAGGACCATTGAACAAGGCGTTGTGCATATCCTGGATGGAAAGCTGATGATAGGTTCCGCAATGCGTGCACGGGAACCACCACGGCAGGAGATTGCGCGCGAATGTAATGTCCTCGGGATGACTGCCGACGTAATGGATAGCTTCCCGGACCCGGTTGCGAATGTAATCCAGGTCCCCCAGGTGGAAACCTGTCGCATTGAAGGTATTGCAGTTCGGAGACGTCTGTCCGTCGCTCATTCTTCCTCCTCTAATGAATGATGGTATGTTGTGCGTCAAATGAGCCCGAATTCATCGGGGACCCACTCAGTCCTATCACGTACCGGGTTAATAACCCATTGCGCGCCCTCTGCTTGACCCTTTTCTTTCATAAGGCCTTCGTCATAGCGAGGCTGGTCTATCGGCTGGCCTTTCGGGCTGCCAGCGAATTGGGCTTTCCAAGAGTCGTCAGCCTTGAGGCTTTCCGGCGACGGCCCAAGGTCTGGCATCATGGTAAAGAAGTAGCGCGCGCTATCCGGGGCGTGGTCATCTTTCTTATGGATAGCATCCATTTTGTTATGCTGGTTAGCTACCTTCTTCGAGGTATAGCTTTTCCAGCGAAGCCGCGCGAGCTCCTTTATCAGGTACATGCAGTTGCCGTAGATAATCCACTTCGGCGGCTTGCCATTCACTTCGCGCAGGTACTGGTTCATTCGCGAGATACCAGACGCAACGTCATTGTTCCCCAGCGTGAAAGGAAGCCCCTGGATCTGGTATTCCTGCTGAACGCTGGTACCAGTAGTCTCCTTGCGCTGTCCACACGCGGGGTCGCAGACATAGATGTCAGGCTTAAAGCCGTGCGCCGCATTCATTCCATGGATCTTGTCCGCATGCTGCTGGACTGTCCATTCTCGCTGGTAATGCTCCGCAAACGTAATGACATCGTTATTAGCATTAACTGCGTGCCAGAGAACAGCTGTGGGGTTATTATACCCGGAGTCGAGAGAACAAAAGACTCGCCATCCCGGCTTCTTGAATTCACTGATCGGAATGTATCCGGCATCGCCCTCATACTTTACGTGCACCTGCGGATTGAATGTCTTGAAAACCAGTCCGCCCATCTGGACGAACTTTCCCTCACCACGAGCTTTCCGTTCATCGGGAGTAAGGCCACTCAGGTAAAGCTGAACCTCATTCTTATTCAGGTGAGGATTCTCCGCCATGTGCGCTTCAATGACGGTGATATGGCTTTCCTTCTGACCCTTCGCGACTGCGCCTTCTGTCCCCGGAATGTAGATGCGGTCATAGATCCAAGTCATTCCCTCGACCGGGGTCATTGTCATCCACCACGGACCACCTGTGTCAATGAGGCGCGCAATGCATTCGTCGTAGATAGGCTCTGGCGGTTCTTCGTCAAAGTGAATAAAGTCTCGCGACGTTCCGGCGAACTTATCCACGTCCTGGTCATAGGACATGAATTCGACCGTCGAACCATTCTTGTACGTTAGAACCTTCAGCTTTTTGTTGTAGGCTTTATCCCAAGCTCCGCCGTAAAGCTCGGATGCTGGTGTCCAGCGAGCGTATTCAGGCAGGAGAATCTTTTCAATGCCGTTGGGGTAATCGACGCCAACAACTCGGCCGCGAATTGGTCTTTCAGGTGTAGCAATGAAGGGTGGCTTAGCTGTCGGATGCTTTCCAGTGAGTCGCCAAATTCCTTCAACCACACCCGCCGTCGTCTTTCCGCTTCGGTTACCGCCAATGTATAAGCGGCCTTTCGTTCCCGATCCATGGAATAGTCCTTGCTTCTTATGCGGAACATAGCCAAGAACATTCGGCCTGACTGCCGCAGTGCGGAGCCCCGTAATGACTTGCGTGAGCATGTCGTCGGTAGAGACGACCTTTGGATTAACCATCAGCTTGTCGATTCATAGACAATTGTAAACCCGAAGAGATTGTTACTATTCGCCGCCCAAGTTACAGGAGTATTCGACTGCCAGCTATTCGCTACGGCATGAGAAACAATGAACACGTGGTTTGCGTCATTGAAACAGACGACACCAGTAAAGTTGGCGTTACCACCCTGGAATGCATGGCACGAACCCAAAGCTGGTCCCATTGTATTTGGACCAGGCAGAATAGCCGGGAATGGTAGAGCGAATAGCCAGCCACCCGCGCCAAAGGTGGTGTCAGATCCGGCGACAAGAGTAAAGCGGTATTCTACCCTCGTACCTATCTTGCAATACTTTCCCTCAATCACTCCATGAGTGCCAATGGCAGGGTTAGTAGTGGCAGCAGTCCAGCTAGCATTCGCACCACTCCAGACAACCCATTGTCCGAGGTTCTTTGACGACACTCCATCGTGAATATGGTCACCGGGTGACGCTTGGTTATGCCGTGGTCCGAGGGTATGATGCTGTGCTAACTGTGACGAGTCACGATCGCTATTCGCGTGAAGCGCATTGACTTGGTCGGGTGGAAAGCGGGTACGAGGAAACGGCATTGGGTCATCGAGCTCGTACTCATTCTCAGGCTGTCCGTCCCGCAGGCCGTGGCTAGTCAGGTAGTCGCTGTAATAGTCAGCCTTGTGGCCGTCCCCCAGATCTTCCTCTGTGGCCATTAGTTTGCCGTCCCAGGCGCGCCCATGTCATAAAGAGAGACAATGGAACCAATGCTGTCGGCACTGCGGCCGATAGTCCTATTCGATGGCGGGAAGTCGGCTGCATTCAGATCCATTACCGAGCGAAAGTAACAAGTGCTCGTTCCTGAGCCACCCGGCGTATTAAAGTACATTACCTTGTAGTACGGAATGCGCTGGTTGAACTCCGCATCGGAAATGTACTTGTACGCGACATGGATAGCAGACCCATTCCCGAGACCGGGATTGCTACCTACCCCAAAGTTGGTCCAAAGGCCGACATTGTATTGGAATGCTGTGTTGTTGAACGAACCGGTATTCCAGACCCAACCCTGCTCGATAATCTTATACGTCTTGCCATTGTTCACGGTAAAGTTATAGTCATGCAACGACACTTGCTGGTGACCTGTGCCATTGCTCAAGGTAATAGTGTGGGCCGCAGTGTCTGTCACCGACGTGACATAGCCAGAACTGGAAGCCTTTCCACTCCCGCCCAGAAGATGCCAGAAACCCGTGTCAGACCAGCGGCGAATATTCTGGGTGTCGGTTTCATAAATCCATCGGCCATTCCAGGGATTAGCTGGACGAGTTGTGCTCGTGCATGGCGTGATCGAAGTAATGGTATCGAAGAGTCCAGCATTCTTGGTGACAATAGACGCATCGACAAAGTCAGTGTCGCCCATTAACGTTGCACCGACAAGCGGTGAAAGGCTGTTCATACTCGCTCCACGTAAAGCAAAGAGTTGCTTGCAGAAAAGCCGGAGGCATTCGCATTGAATGTCCCGTCAACCTCAAAGCTCCACCCAACGGATAGTGTATTGCTACCAGCTGGCGCATTCGCAGTGCCGGTATTGAAGATGCTATCCATTGCGAAGTCTATCGCGGCAGTCGTTGGGTTGTAGACAATGTCACTCCAGGCGTCGGCATAGCGACTTCCCAAGACTGCCGTTGCCGTTGTCACTGCGCCAGTCAGACTGAAATGGGTATTGATCTTTCCATTCTGAGTTGGTGCAATGTTCGAGCCTTTCGTGGACGTGTAAGTGAATGTTCCTTCAACGTGAAGCTTGTAGTTGACATTCGCCTCGAATGTCAAGCCATTCAGCTGCGCGATCATGTATTTCGTGCCAGTCGCAGCAATGGTTGTCGGGTTGGCTGTCGTATTCGAGCCCAAGAATAGATAGTCGTTGGGCAGAATGGTTATCCACGCATTCGCGACAGTGTCCCAGATAGCGTGACGGTTAATGTCGGTCTGGTAAATCCACTGAGTGGAATACGGCGAGGCTGGCTTTGTCGAGCTCGTGCAAAGTGTCGGCCCGATAGCCGGATCAATATTCGTCCACGTCGTCGCGAATGCAGGAGGATTAACATTCATCGGGTCACCATTCACTGGCTCAGGCAAACCAAGCCTTGATGTCGTCGTCATGCCATCCCCAATGCTTCAATCCTCAGGTTCATGGAATAGGCCGAGCTGCCAACATTCCCATTACTAAAGAAGGTCGGCTGCCAGTTGGGGTCGGTCTTTGTCGCAGACATGTAAGCAGCAAAGCCGACGGTTGTGTTGCTGCCGACATCCGGGTTGTAAAACAGTTCACAGTAATGCGACACGCCGGTTACCTGATAGTTGCCGACATTCTTATCGCTCGTCACGATAGGTGCGGAAAGCCGAACCACTCCAGGCGTTGTCGGAGTAGGCTGTGTGGCGCTATTCGGATCAATGAAAAGGTTTAGCTTTCCTTTGAACCCGAGTGACGGTCCCGGCTGGCCAGAGGTAAAGCCACCATTCCAGTACTGATTAACCTCACACTGAAAGCGGTACGCCGTCCCCGGAACAAGCGAGAGCGCAGCAATGCCATCCATTGGCACGGACGCGAAAACCTCAGCACTGCTCGTCACTGGAATGCTTTGCACCGAAGAGACAGACACGCCAGTCTGACTGTAAAGCTGCTTCTTGTACGCGAATGCCCCGAGATTGGCCCAGCCGCTCGCGGTCATTACATAGTTCTGGCGCGATATTCCAGGGTTCAATCCAGACGGCGTACCATTATTGATGGTTTGAATGCGACCGTTATAGTTACCCGTCACCGGCAGAGCATTGAAACGCTGAGACGGCAGCTCTTTCTCATAGACGCCAGTAACGTTATTGTCGTAGTAAAGAGTTTCGTCAGCCATGTCCCCGACAGCGGGAATGAGAAAGCCGACGCGAGTTGTTGAACTCACTGTTCTATCTCTCCTTGGACGACTCCGGTAATGCTGCCCGTCGCCTGCTGAATATCAGCCGCAATGGCTTGCAGAACTTTCGGGTCCTGAACATGCTTTTGCACAGCCTCAATGACATGCACGAGCATTGCCTGAACATTCACGTCCTGGCGCGATCCTGGCGTATGCCGTCCCGTGATTTCATAGAACAGCTTAATCGCTGTAGTATCGCCATTCGAGGCCGCGTCAATCAATGCCAAGTGCACATCGGGAATGGCTGCGCCGAGAGCCTCTTCCGAACGCTCCCGAAGGTAGGCATTGAAGCTCGGATTCTTTTTCCAGTTCCCGAATGTCGCCGCGCTCACACTAAAGTCTTGCAGCTTCTTTGTCAGCGAGCGTTTGTCGGCAAGGTTCAGAATGGAGTTCGCGACAGCCAGCTGTTCGGGAGTGAGCCATTCGCGATTCGAAAGGTTGTAACCCTTCGCGTTCAGCTTTACCGCAGCAATTTGCAGCCGGTTCTTTAAGTCTGTCTTAGGAATGCGTGGAAACTCAACCTTCAGTCGGTCAAGACTCGGCAATGAGTCCATCTGATTGAAGTAGAACTCCACGAATGCATTAAGCTCGGCCGCATCCTTTGCGCGAATCTCATCGGGGGTGAGGTCATTCTCGATCGCTTTCTCGATCTCACCCATTCGCGGAATGCTACTTCTTTGCGCCGACATGGTTACTCTGCCAAATCCTTTGCGCGAAACTTTGCGCCTGCTCATCGGACATTACGTGAGCCTCAATGAGGGCTTCGAGGACTTGCTTAGGAATCTGTCGCTGCTCGCCCTTTTCCAGCGCATACAATGCTGCCGGATGAATGCAGAATGCTTTGCACCATCCCATGCTACTCATTGTCGGCCAGTTATGCAGCCGCCACCTTCGGAAAGTTAATTCTCCGCGCGGCATCTGCCAGACGCCATCAATGGGGCGAGGCGCACTCCTGCGAAGCAGCTTCTGGAATGTTCGATATCCGGCTTGCCAGCCACGAGGAAGCCCCAGCTCTTTCTCGTAGTACTGAACAACCTTATTCGGCACTCTGTCGAAGATAGCCTGTTCCAGGCGAATGATGTCTGTTGCATTCTCAAGGCCCAGGGCGCGCGCGATATCTGTCTGCCGTCGCCCCTTCACATTCCTCGCGGCAGTAAACGGGTTCAGGTGCCGCATTGTCGGGTCAGGCTCATTCTGCCAGCCAATCCCCTTTAAGCTTTCCTCTTCCACAATGACTCCACATGTGTTGACCTGCGGTTTTGCAACTCTTGCGAACTTACTTACGAGTATTACATTGCCCTGACCTGCAAGTCTTGCGACTTTTGCACGATCTCTGATACTCTTTGAGGGCAAAAGAAAAGGCCGCCCTCGCAATGCACTGCGCGACAATGTCCCGTCCACACCACGGGGCATTCATTCACGAACAGATTCATTGCGAGAGGCGGCCTTTGCCATTCCAAGGCGGAATGGCTGCGCGTTGCACCACCAATGCTTCGCGCGATCACCTATCTACAAACAACGATACATGACATGTCTATTCACGGTAGTGGCTGGAACTCCTTTCCCAAAAAATTCTCTCGGCGACGATGGTACCGAAAATCAAAAGCTGACCGGAAAGCCTGACAAGATCGTTTTGCCCTGCATTCACACGCTGATATGCTGCTGCTGCATTCACGTCGGACCAATGACCGAAATGAATGCGCGACCAAAGCGAATGACCAAACCAAAGCGAATGACTAAAGGGGAGTGGCGACAATGGCACACATCGCGCGACGGATAGCGGACATTGCATTCGGCAGCTTCGACAGGGCGCGCTATCTCTTCGATGCGCCGTATTACGATGGCTCGGGAATGCTGTATTGCCAGATGCAATGGGAAGACGAATACATTCCCTGGTAATGCCACGTCAGGAAAAACTCAGCAAAGCAAAGCACACGCAAACAATGGCAACGCTACGAAACGAGGTCACAGACATGAGTACCATTCGCGAAGTGCTATTCAAGGTTGAGCTTGACGAATTCAACAACGAAGAATGCAGCATTGACAGTTACGTGCTATTCGCTGCGACCTCATTCGATCGTGCATTGCAGTGGGCGCGCGACAAGTTCGGACCCGAATCCTTGGCTGTCTGCGTGGTGGGCTACGCCGACAGCGACCATTTCGGTTTCACTGGGGCGTGGTGTGGTGACATTCCGCCGTGCCTCGTGTGGCGTCGTGTCTATCGGCTCAGCGATGCTGAATGCATGGCGGAGAATGAGACAGAGGCGGAGATGCGTCGCGCAAATGATCTCGCCGAATGGCAAGACGAGTGCGCCGCAGCTGCGTCCTGGGTTGACTGATTCGTGAATGGCGTTCATCGCGCGCGGATGGAACGTTGCGCGGTGAATGTCATTGACGGGTCAGACAATGGCTCGCCAGTCCACAACCAACGGAATGAGGTCACGCAATGTCCCGTAGCACCGTCAAGCTCGCCGAAACCCTAGTCATTCACCCCACTGTTCCCGTTCCGACGCATTGCGGCGTGTGCATGCTCTGGAATGGCATGGATGACAAGCCGATAATGCGCACGGCGACCCGCTTTGCGCAGTGGGAAGACAGCTGCGGTCCCGACAATTACATTGGGGTGTGCGACGACTGTCGAATGAGTGGTTTCGAATACATCGGGACGCTTGAGGAATTCAAAGCGGCGCAGCTGCGCGCAATGGGTCTCGCCGAATACGAGGTCTACACCAAGGTTGGCACTGTCGCGCAAAGCGGATTCAAGTGCCCATCGCGCGTTGACGCCTGCGCTCGCATTCGCAGCCTGATCCGGCACGGCGTGAGCATTGACGCTATCTATCAGCGGTCCGTCAGCAATGGTCGCCTGCGCAAGCTCAATCAGGACGAACAGGCAATGCTGGTCATCGAAGCAATGGGGATGTGACAACAATGACAAACGCCAATCGCATTGACGTGGTGTACGAAATCGCGAACACTCTCGTGCTTGAGCGTGCATCGCGCGATGAATTCCGCATGGCTCTGTTCGGAATGCTGGCAGACATCTACTGGCCGACCACGGAAAGCGTGACGGCATTGTCTTTCTACGCCTGTCGTGAATTCGCGCGGCTTGTGAACATCGGGCACGACGAATACCAGGAAATCAACTTCGCCGCATCAAGGGCTTTCGTCTGATGAATGCAATGCACGTTGATTCCGGGTGGACTAACGTGCATTGCGTTGATCGTGCGAGAATGGCTCAAGCGACCAATCCACGAAAGGAATCGGACATGTCAAAGCTCAGTGTCGCGGAACTGATTGGCGAGACTCCCGAAATGCTCAAGCTCTGTGGACGCATTCTCATCCTAGAGAGCGAGCGGGAGAGCATGACCGCAAAGCAGTACCGGACGCACCTGCGCTCTCTCCGCCACCACATGCGCCTGATGCAGAGCATGACGGGCGTGGAGCTGTGAGCCGTGCTCAGCGCGCATTCGCGGACTGGTATGCGGACCGCGCGCCGGACACGCCTAACACGTGGTGGAACAATGACCACGAATGCGACGTTACGTGCGACTGCGGGATTGAGGCAATCGCAACGGCAATGGCGAACGACTCCATTGTCATTGACGAGTCGGACAACGTCGCATGAATGACCGCATCATCACACACACGAAGTATGCCGTTGTCGCGCGCGCAAT